GATAAGTACTTCCTTCGTATAATGAGTTTGTCACGCTCTTGCATTGAGTACTTCGCTTCTTATTGCGTGATAACTTCAGAGTCTTTTTCTGATCAGATCGCTACTTTCGCGAATGTGATGACTCGCTCTTTGGATAGTGGGTTGTACAAATGTATCAAAGAACTTGTACTGGGCATTTTGTCTCTTGATTTTTTACCCAAATCTAAGTTTCGAATGTTCAAGAGAGTTTTAGGCTCCACAAAGAGACTAACAGGGCTTGAGTTTGTTGAGAGCCTTATTACTGCTTTAGCCACTATTTCTAAATATGCCGAATCCGTTCTATCGGGAGAATCCATCGTGGACATAATTATGTCAGATGATCCGTTGCATGTTGCCCTTAATAGGGGTGAAGAATTGTTGTTGCGACGTAATCGTCTCTACTTTGGTTTACCTGTTAAAGGTAAGCATAATCCACGTGAATATCTCGCTGAAGTGGAACAATTAATTGATGTTTTGAAGTCATTGTACAAGGATATGACTTTCAAATCTCGGGAATACAAGCGTACACAGATCCTTATAGGGGATCTTGAGAATGTGTTCCTTAAGATCAAGGCCCGCATACATTCTAAATTCCGTGCTACACCTCAAGCTATAATGCTTTACGGTAAGCCCGGTGTTGGCAAGTCAGCCATTTTGGATACTCTTAAACGAATTTTTTGCCTAGCCAGAGGCTATAGTAAGTCTGATTCGTGTACGTTTCCTCGCATTCAGTCGTCTGAATACTGGGATGGCTATGATCCTTATTCACACCCTATAATCCACTATTCAGAACTAGGTAATGAGCACCAGGATATTGCGGCCAAACAAGGTTCCCCAATTCTCTGGGAGTTAAATTCTGTGTGCGATTCACAACCTATGCTGGCTAATATGGCCGAGTTGAGTGATAAGGGAAACACTTACCTTATTCCTGAGTTAGTATTAGTAGATACGAACAACACTTTTATCAATTCGACAGTCTGTATGCATGCTCCTTCTGCTATGATGAGACGTTTCCTCTTCGTTGAGATAGAGGTTAAAGAAGAGTTTCGGAAGGAGGATTCCTATCAGATTTGTCCTGTGAAATCAAGGTTAGCAGGAGGTAATCTGTTGGATAGGTATAATTTCACCATTTTCACCCGTACTGGTAAAGATTATAGACGGAAGATGAACGTTAATAGGCTTAACTCCATTGAGGACTTTGCCAAGTTTATGTATAGAGAATTTACCAGGTACGTTGAAGAAAACTCAGAAATAGAAGAAGAGTTACGGAATCTTGATTGGGTTGATGCGCTCTTTGCTGCATCGGATGGCGATACGCTGGATGATGCTTCACACCATGACTTTTCTGACTGTGAGGGAAAATTGGATGATTCATCCTCAGATTATGACTCTGGT